AAAGAAAGTAGGGCACCTCTTTTGCCGTCAGACATTTCATTCCAGTGTGGAATTTTACGAAGTGAAGGAAGAAACTCTCTCTTACATTGTTCAATCAAAAGTTCATCTGCTTCTGTTTGTGTGAGAGTATCACCCATATGGAATGCAGATCCATCTTTCTTGCGAGTTGAACCCCAACCAATTGTGATTGGAAGTCCGCCAGATAGAGGATCGGGATATGCTTTTAGATGACATCCTTCAAACTCTTTGATTAATTTAAGGCCCATCATAGGCATATCGTCACCACCCGCTACAGGAGCGGCAGCAGTTGGTGCTGATGCTGGTGCCGCATTACCCTTTTTTCCTCTATAAATCTCCGCCCAATCTACAGTATCATCAAGATACTTGACTGGCAGATTATCTTCTAACCATTGAACTGCTTTAACGTGATTAGGATTCTTCTCGTCGTAAAACTTGAAAAAGTTGTGTAAATCGATTCTTGCCATTGGTTTTCTCCTTGTGTATCAATCAAAAATGCGACCCCATCCGTCCGTGCCACCAGGGGCCCAACGATGCTTAAGAACTGCTTTGGTATAAATGGTCTTCTTACCATTTGTAACTGGACCAGTATAGTTATCGTTTAGAGAACCATAAGGATCATTTACATAGTATCCTTTACCATCAGGTGTCTTACCGATGACTACGCACATGTGTCCACCAGTAGGGGAAGTTAGAGAACCACGATGAAGAATTCCAATGACAACTGGTTTTCCCCTATCAAGACTTTTATCGATATCAGCGAAACTAAGATTATAACTAAAATGTGACTTAATACCATAACCCGCAAGAACCTTTGTCTGTACGGCATGGTCCGTTGTGTCACCAATAGCAAATACCTTTTTAACATACTCATCATCGCCCTTGATGCTTCCTGGTTTGAGGAAAGCAAGGCACATAGCACACGAGGAACTATTGCAAGTTCTATGTGCATCTCTATAGTTATCTACTTGATTAAAATATGGAACATCAAGAACTGCTGGGGTTGGTGGTTTTGTTCTGAACATTCCAACCCACTCAGTTTCAGAATCATCCATAAACTCGGCAGGAAGGTTATCCTCTAACCATTGAACTGCTGCCACATGATTCGCATTACCATCATCATAATACTTAAAAAAGTTATGAAGATCTAAAGTCATTTTCTTCTCCTATATACGCTAATGAAAAAACATCATGCTCTGGAATATCTGGATTCAACCATTCACTAAATTCAGATTGAATCGCTTGAGCATCATCATAATTTTTTTCTTCACAAAGAGAATGAATTCGGTCAACTGCCCAATCATGTGAATTTCGAAGCGTATCTTCAAGAATCGTCATTAAAATAATCCTTCCTAAAATATCTGGAGAGAATGTTGCTATTGTAGTATGCCGGTTCTCCAGTGTCAAGTGCTTCGGTCAACACACTATTTAGGAAAAGTTGTCTTGTTTCTTCAAAATTACATTTGCCTTTAGTCTTATGAAGACTTAATATTTCTCTATTGAAAAACTCTTTGCCATACTTATTTACATCTTCTTTGAGTTCTGGACAAGATCCGTAATATTTCTTCCAATCAGACTCTGATTTAACTTTTCTAGATTTTCCCTTTGGTGTTCGAAAAGACCAGAAGTATTTCCTACCCACATATCTGCGATTATTCTTACTACAAGATATAAGATATACAAAACCAAAATAGTCTTGAATATCAGAAGACTCAAAAATTTCCCCATTGAATCTCCAAGGATTCTCATAACTCATATAGTAATCTTATAGAGCTATTATTTATCCTTCAACCGGGACAAACCTAGTCTAGACAAAAAAAGGGGACTTGTCAAGCCCCCTACAGTTATGTTAGAATGAAATCAATCTTTATAAGGACCACCAACATGTCTCATGGTTCCAAAAGCACTTTTCTCTCCTTTTTGTTTTTTAACTCCTCTTTGAGATGAACGCTCTGCTCTACGATTTGAAGTTTGATCACCTGCTGGTTCTCCCTCAATAGCATAATTTTTATTTCTTTTTCTAATTTTTTGAAGTGGTGTCAGTCCCTCATCCTCTCTTGCTTCAGTAAAATAATAGTCAACCATATCATCCCAAGTATATTCGCTTAGATCATAACCTTCTTCTACAAGTTCATTTACCCACTCTTCAACTTCTTCTGCAAGAAGATTTGCATGATAGGTTTCAACGAGTGATTGAATAAAACTCTCATCAAGTTCAGTCATGAGATATTCTGCTTCTTCAATGGTATCTGCATGTCCATAGTCAAACAAATACTCAAGAACTAATTCATAAGCATCATATGATTCCTTTTGTGTTGCAGATGCTTGTGCCTTTCTTCTTTCTTGTTCAGCAGCTAAAGCAGAACCTGCTGGTGCTGGTTTGTTCAGTTGTTCTGGTTTATTGAATTTTGCAACATCAGTATCTACTGATTTTTGTCTTTTACCTGCTTCCTGAGCCGCTTTTAAAACATCCTCTGGTTTAGCATTAGGATTAGACGCTTTATATTCCTGCGCCCCCTTTAACTCAGCAGATGTTGGAGTTCTTCTCTCGAATGAAGTATTTCCAAGTTTTGCTGGTGCTGGTTTTGCAGGTGCTGCTGGTTTTGCTGGTTTTCCTCCTCCACCAGAACCACTACCGCCGCCGCTACCAGCAGGAGCAGGAAGTTTTGGTGCTGGTGGAGGTGTTGCTGCTCCCTTTGCCTTATTATACCTTTCCTTGGACTGTTGCGACCAATTCATGGATCTAAACTCGCCGTCTTTAATTCTACCTTCTCTACCGCCAAGTTTGGCAAGAGCACTACCTTTCATAAAATCAGCATTAGATGCACTTCCAGGACTTTCAGGTTTTCCACCAGTAGGAGAAGGTCCTTGTCCACTACCAGCGCCAGCCAATTTAGCACCAACATATCCAGCTCCAGTAGCAGCACCTAAACCTAAGGCACCTAATCCAATTTTTTTAGCAGTTGGACTTGTCAATGCCGCTTTAGCACCTTTGGCAAGATCTTTTACTTTGGTAACAACACCACTTTGTTTTACTGCTCTTTGAGTTGACTTGCCCATGGCACCTAAGGCATCTCTGACCCCTCCACCCCCTTTCATTGCTCCGGATCCAGCAGTTGATAATCTTTTAGCAAATCCTAAAGTACCTTTTACTGCTCCTCTACCAAGTTTTACTAATGCTGATCCAATACCTTCATCAATGAGTTGAAGTTGCTCAAGAATATACTCTTCTGATACTAATCCCTCAGAAATAGTGCAGTCATAATACTTTTCTAAAATATCTTCCTCAGATGCTTTTGCTAAGAAATCAAGAATTGCATTGGCAGAATAACCTTCCGATGCCATTGAATATGAAATATTATAAAAAATATCTTCTACAAGTTCTGTAAATTCTTCATCATAGTGCTCAGAGTTTTCATTAAGTTGCTGGATATCTCTATTTGCAATATGCTCATAGAGATAATTCATATCTCCGAAAACTTGTGTCGATAGATTAGACATTTTAATAAAACTTCTTTTCTGTATAATTTTATTTATAAAAAAAGAGGGTTGGTTAGACCCTCTATTGTATCGGTTTGGAAAGTGGTTTTTATCTACCACTTGCTCTGCGTCTGCGAGCACGATAATCGGTTGGTTGATCATCTTCTTCTCTTCTTCTAAGAGCACTACCTGGAGAAAACTCATTTCTTCCTACACGACTATCATTACTTCTATTTGTTGCCTTTTCAATTCCTCTTTTAGTAGCAACAGTTAATCTTCCAGCAGCCATTTCAGACTCTCTCTTCTTTTTTCTATCAGACAATTGCTGAGAAAATCTTCTATTTTTTATCTGTTCAGGATTTTCATGTTCATGATAATCAGAATCTACGGTTGCACCTGGTCTTTTTTTAGATCTTTTTTCTCCCGTTGGAGATGTGACTGACATGATAGGATGGCTTCTTTCAATAATATCTTCTCTCCACTCTTCACTCATGTTTGCCATGATTTGAAGTGCTGCCTCTTCAGTATCAGCATAACCTTCATCAAGGAGGTAACCTTTGACAACATCAAATACATCAAATGATTGAGTTAATCCTTGACGCTGGCGTGACGCTGCTTGCATTGCACGAAGTTCTGCTGCTTGTGATGCAAGACTTGGTTTTTTAGGTTGAGCAAGATTTACACCTTGTTGGGCAAGTTGAAATCCTGTAGTGGCAGCAGATGGTGCTGGTGTAGGCGTAGCAGGTCTAGCGGCAGTAGGTGCAGGCGTAGCAGGTCTAGCGGCAGTAGGTGCAGGTCTAGCGGCAGTAGGTGCAGGTCTAGCGGCAGTAGGTGCAGGCGTAGCAGGTCTAGCGGCAGGTGCTTGTCTTGATGCAGCAGCATTTCCGCCACCAACTCCAGTGGAAACTCCCTGTGGATATTGAGTTACTTGTCTTGCAGAAGAAGGAAGACCTCCAACTTGAGGTCTTGATACTGCAGTTGCTCTGCCAGTTCTTTGTGGAGTACCAGCATTCATTGGACGAGCAAATCTAGATTGATAAGGTTGTCCAGTGTTTGCTCTTGGTCTGGAATACATTGTCACTGCGCCACCAGGGCCAGGAACACCACCAGCAGCATACTCGTTCAAATATTCATCATACATTTCATCCCAAGTATACTCACTCAGGTCATGACCTTCTTCTACAAGTGAGTTTACCCAATTCTCAAAATCTTCTTGAATTTGCTCTTCAGTAATTTGTGGGGCATGAACCGTATTATATGCCTCCATCAAATCAACTACCTGATGCGATGTAATTCTTTCCATTTTGGCGATTTCTTTTTTTTTAATATACAGATATTTATAAAAAAAGAGTCCCGAAGGACTCTTAATTCACATCATCATTTTTTTTACCTAACCATTCAGTCTCATAATCATAATCACCGAACAGAAACTCATCTGCTTCTGCTGCATTTTTATATGCATTTACAATATCTTGTTCCACCCATTCATCATAGTTGGAATCCTGAAAAAGTATCTTTGGTAACATCTTGTTTAATTCCTCCGATGATATAACTCTCTACTTCCGTTTCCTGTGGAGCAACTCGAAGTCCTTTGGAGGAAATCCAGTGCTCAGTCCAAGGAAGTGGATTGTTCTTTGCTGGAATAT